CCTTTTTCATGCGCTCCAGCTTTGCCGCGTCCAGGTGGCCGGTCAGCATGGCGGGCGCTCCGCCGCCCTGGCCGTTTTCACCCTCTCCCGGCGCGTTCTGGCCACCCTGGGCGGCGTTTCCACCGTCGCCGTGGTCCTGCCCCTCCCCGGTGCCGCCGCCGTTCTGGAGGCCCCCAGGGGCGAACAGGGCGCGGATCTGTTCCTCCATGCTGGAGGCGCCCACAAACTCCCCGGCGGTGTCCTCGATGGTCACGCCCATGGCCCGGATGGCCTCCGCCGCCTGGTCGTTCACCCTGGAGCGCCGGGCGGCCTCCCGGATGGCGGCGCGGGCCGCGTCCTCCACGTCCGTGCCCGTCCACGCCGCGCTGTTGGCTTTCAGCCAGGCCGCCACCATTTTGGGATCCTGGGCGGGGATGGCCTCCCCGCGTTCATAGGTCCGGCCCATGTACTGGATCGGGCGCTGGGCAATCAGTTTTTTCATGCTCCAGCCCTCCGATCAGCCCAGCAGCTTGACCAGCACACTGGTGGCGGTGGTGGCGGCGTCCGCCGCCGCATAGCCGGCGGGGGTGTTCCCGTCCGCCGTGGTGGTGATGGCCTCCGCCGTCGCGTCATAGTAGACGGCGGCGCCCTGCTTGATCTCCTCGGTGTTGGCCTTGGCCATGGCGAACACGCCCACAACATGGACGGCTCCCTGTTCTCCGGCGCTGATAGGCGCGGCGGCTACCCCGATCCTGGTGCCCAGGCTCACCACCGCGCCGTTTTCCACGTTCTCGGTGGGGAAATAGTCCAGGGTTTCGCCTCTCTGGTAATAGGTCGCTTTCATGTTCTGTTCCTCCTTACTGCCCCATGGGCACACCGTTGTTACGCAGGATCCCCCGGAAATCCGCGTCATTGATCCCCCAGTCCAGCCAAATGTCCCACAGATAGCCCAAATAGCCGGCCTTTTCGGACCGCCGGAAACTGGGGGCGGTGGTTCCGTTCAGATAGTCCACCTGTACGGACTTCACCAGCCTGGGATCTGCCGCCATAAACCAGGGGCAGGCGGCACCAGCGGACAGGATATTCAGGACGGCCTCCTGTACCACTTTAATCTTGTTCCTGTACTTGGTATTCAGCACGTTTACGGTGTGGCTGCCGATCCCCTCCACGTCGATCTGCGCCGTGCCCAGGATCTGCTCCACTTTCATGCCGTAGCCCACAGGCACAATGATGGTGGCAGGCTCCACCATAATGCTTTCGCCAAACTGGTCCGTCTGCAGTCCCATCATTTCAATCATTTTCATCAGCACCGCAATACTGGGGGCGCTGCCCGTGGCGATCAGGTTCTTGTGGGCCTCGTCGAACAGTGGGGCGCCGTCGAAAATTGCGGGGTTCTTATAGATCCGCTCATATACCTGGCGGTTGATCTTCTGCTTGGCCTTACGGGTGTACTGTTTCGGCATATTGGCCAGGAAACCAATGTCGTCATTGATGAACGCCTCGCGGGTCATACTGAACTGGGTGGCGTAGGTGTCCAGCTTGCGGGTGGGCAGCAGGTCCGTTTCCAGGGTGCTGGCCTTGATCTCCCCGCCCTCGGTCACTTTCTGGAAGTCGCCGCCGCCCATGACATACTCATGATCCTTGCTGGCCTTGAAGTCCGGCAGGGTCCCCTTGCTGGTCCATTCCTCAAAGGTGGCCGGCACAAGGTCATACTGCTGGACAATGGCCTTTTTGATGGCGTTGTCCATGATGGCGGGGAAGTCCGCCGTGGAACTAAAGAACTGCTTTACCGCCGTGTCCCACAGGTCAGCACGGGACCGGCGCAAAAGTTCCGTTACGGTTCCCTCACCGCTGCGGGCCATGCACTCGATCAGCATATCCCGCATGGACATACCCCGCATATCCTCCGCGCCCTGGGCGGGCTTGTCCAGTTCCACGCCCGCCTGGATCAGCATGGCGTCTCTGGCCGCGTCCCGGAAATTGTCCATTCCGCTGTCCCTGGCACCCACTACCACCGGGGCGCCATGCTGGATCATGTGGTCCACAGCGGCGGCCCGCACGGCGTCCATGGTGGCCCCGCTGCGGATATACTCCGCCGGGTCCATTCCGGTCTGGCGGCACAGGGCCAGAATGTCACCGATCCGCTGGCGCTCCTCCGCCACGGCCCGCTGGGCGTTCTCCTCTCCGGTGGCGCTGGGCGTCCCGGCAGGGGGAGGGGTGGGGGTGTTCACGGGGTCCTGTCCGCCCACGCTGCGCTGGCCGCCGGCAGGCTCACCGCCGCCGCCGTTGTCGTCCGGCTCCGCGTCGATCTGGCGCTGGAGCGCGTCAAACTCCGCCTGCTCCTCCGCCGTCAGGCCCCGCCCGGCGGCGCGGGCGGCGTCCACGATCTCCTGCTGCCGCTTGATCCACTTTGCTTTGTTTTTCATGCTCTTACCTCCATTTTGTTCTTGTTGATCTGAATTTGCCGTTCATACATGGACAGGTCCGGCGGGTCAGCATTGGACCGCCCCACGCCCACGGTGGCGTCCGCCGGCACAGACGCCACAGAAACCTCCAGCGGCGTCCATTTCCGGGCGATCATGCAGGGGCCAGTGAAACGCCCGTCCGCAGACACGGCCCCGGCCTTGACCTCCTCCCAGGCGTCCACAGCGTAGCGCACGGACGTGGTTTTCAGGGTCCCGGTCTTGACCTTGCCGAAAATCTTTTCCGCGTCGTCGTCGCTGTCGAACTCGATTTCTGCCATGCCCCGGTTGTTCTCCACCCATGCCCGGATCACCTTGCCCACCACTTTGTCCGGGTCGTGGTTGAACAGGACCACGCCCACCGTGTTCAGGCGGGACAGGTCCACCGCGCCCCCGGCATGGTCCAGAATCTCCATGCCAAAATAGCGCCGGTATGGCTCCTCGCTGGAAAAGCTAATTGTCCGTCTGCGGCTGTTCTCCGCCTCCGGCGGGCTGTTTGCCTCCCTGGCCAGGATCTCCCCCATGCTCCGGGTCCCCCGGTTTTTGTCCCGCTCCGGGTCCGCCCTGCCGGGCCGCTGTCGCTCCAGTTCCAAAAATCACACCTCCCATATCGATCCCTTTTTTCCTGCCGTACTCCAGGACCTCCGCCAGTTCGTCCACGGCGTCTTTCCAGTCTTTGCCCTTTTCCGCCTGGAGGTCCTGGAAAGTCTTTTGACCACTTTGCAGGGCGATTTTGTCCGCGTTTGCCTCTTTTGCCGGGTCGATCCACTTTTTCGGCGTCTTGACCCATGTATGATCCAGGAACTCCTCTTTACGGTCCCAAAAACCCGGCATTTGAAACAGGCCGGACAAAACCCCGGAAATAACAAAGTTTTCATACACCTCGGACATGAACGTGGTTAAAAGTTCGATCTCCTCCGTGTATGTGTTTTCATCCTCCAGCGCGTTTTGCCTGGCGGACGAATAGGTGGCCCCGCTCATGTCGCGGCTTACCGCCTCATAAGAAAGGCCCTGGCCTGCGCCGATCAATCCCTGCTGTGTTTTCAGGAACGCGGTGGCGTCGGTTGCCGCCCCTTTGGGGTCAATGATCTGTGCGTCGTCGCCCGGCCCCATTTCCATCATCATGCCGGGGGAAAGGCGCTTTCCCGCATAGTCCACTTGGCCGCCCTTGTTGCTCCAGCTGCTCCGCCCGGTCCCGCCGGTTGGCAACGTCTTTTTGATCAGCACCGCCAGACAGGCCGCGATCCGCTCCCTTACGCTTACAGCGTTGATAAATTCGTTTGTGTCCCGCACTCTGGTTATGGTGGGGGACATATCGGACATTTCCCGCAGTTGGCTGGGCCGGTGTTTACTCTTGTAGAAAAACACGTCTTTGGCCTCGATGTATGCAGGCTCCGCCAACTGCCAGCCCTCTATGTCATATTGGCGGATCCAGTAGCCCACCGGGCGGCGGTATTGGTTATACTCAATACCGCCCACCACCCTGTTGCCCTTGTGGCGTGGCGTTGCCTGGGTCTTGTCCAGTTCGTCCACTTCCAGGCATTGAAGTTTGAACGGGACCACACCGCCGGGTGTGTAGCGGTACAGGACGATCATGCCGCCGTCCACCTTTTTCCGCTCCACCATCATTCGCAGAATTTCATTGAAAGACTGTTCCCCGGTCACGTCGCAGTTGCGGGCTTTGCACCAGCGTTTCCACGCCTTTTCGATCCGCTTGTCCAGTTCGTCGCTGCCAGTCATGGCCCGCAGGGTGTAGCCCTTGCCCACCACGTTGCGCTTGTAGGCGTAAATAACAGACTGGGCTATATCGCTGTTTCGCTCCAGGTCCCGCGCCCGTGCCCGCACCACGTCCCGGCTGTAACGGTCCGTAATTTCTGCACTTTCATTCACGGCCCGCCACCCGGAATTTATCCGGCCATGCCCTGCGGCGTCATAGCCTCGCAGTTCATCCAGCCCTTGCCGCCACATTTCCCGCTCGTAGGCCCGGCGCGGGGACACGGTGGCGATCACATTATCAAGCCAGCCCATGCCGATCACCTCCCGTCAAAAAATGCCACATAAGTCCGGCCCAGCAGGCTGCCGCTTTCCTCATTGGCCAGCTGTGCCTCCAGGTCGTCCCGCATGGACTTCAACATGGCCAGGTCCGCACGGGTCAGGGACCGGCTGCCGATCTTGTAGGACTGGCCGCCACATAGCACGGTGGTGATGGCGGTATTGACTTGGGCCAGCATTTCCGCCGCCGTCATTTTCGTTTCGTCCATGGTTGCCTCCGGTTAAATCCATTCTTCATGTTTGCGGATCCAGTTTTCCTCCGGCGCGGGTTCCTGCCGGGGCGGCTGGTCCACCTTTTCCTGCGGTTTCTCCGCACCCTCCTGGTTCTGGAGAAACAGGGATCGGACCTCCAGCACGTCCGCCGCTGCCGCCGCGTACACTTCACAGTCCAGGTAATGGTTGGCCGCGTGGGACGTTTTCAGTTCCCACCGCTGGACCACCTTGCCCTTGGACCGTTCCGTGATCTTATGCTCCGCCGTGACCTGTTCTGCATATTCCAGGTCGCAGTCTTTATGTACCATCCAGGATCCGCGCCCGTTTGGCCGCCTCATTCTGGCGGCGATCATGTCCTTGTATTTTCCGCCGTCCACCAGAACCAGCTGCATACCGTTGGCGCGGCTCCCCGCCTTGTCCACGGTGGAAATTCTGTAATGTCCCTGCATAGTGGGGACGCCCTTGCAGGGCCGCACCCATTCCGCATTGATCAGGCAGAACTCATAAACCGCGTCGGTCTGGTCGCCGCTGTCCATCAAGGCCAATTCCACCATCATTTTTTCGCCAGACGGCAGGGAAAAAGCGGTATTCATAACCCGCTCCACCTCCACCATAGAAAGGGCCTGGCCGTGGGCCACGTTTTGGCTGGTCATAAAATCGCCCCAGGCCCGGATCGTCCAGTACAGACAATTTTCCTGCACGTCGATCCCAGCGGTCAGCAGTTTGGTCCACTCTGGCAGTTCCCAGGCGGGCACGTCGGTCTGGCGCTCCATAACCAGGTCTGCATTGGTTTTCAGCTTGGTGTCCTCCCACGGCTCCGCTAACCACGAATTTGTGAAGTTTTGCAGCAGTTCCGGGTCGTCTTTGCTCCGCATGAACTCCTTGGCAATATCGGAAAAGCGGGTAAAAGGGGAGTACAGGGTGGAGATCCAAAAGGCCACGCTTTTGGGCTGTGCCGTGCTTTTTCGCACATACTCCCACCGGCCAGCCTCCAGCATTTTGCCCTTGTCCTGGTCCGTGATCACGCACTCACACGCCTGGCACACATAGCTTGCCATTTCCGCCCGCTCCGCGTTGTCCGGCACATCGTCCTTACTGGGCCACTTGATTTGTGCAAATTTCAATTCGATATACTGGCCACAATGGGGGCATGGGACGAAATAGTGTTTTTCCGCGTCCGCCTCCTCTTTGGCTTTCCAGATGTGACCCGTTTTCAGCGTTGGGGTGGAGGTTATAAAAATTTTCCGGTTGGTCGTGTAGGTCTTTGTCCGCTCTATGGCCAGCGAAACGGGATCCGCCTCTTTCTTGCTTGCCCCTGGGTATTTGTCCACTTCATCCAGGAACAAATAGCGGATATTTGTACTTGCAAGATCCGCCGGGCTGTTGGCGCCGTTCAGGTAGACGGTCATGGTGCCGAATTTCAGCTGTAATTTTTTGCTGATATGCTCCCGGTATTTCTCCGCCAGCACCTTGCAAGCCTTGATCATTGGCTCCAGCTTGGCGTCCACGGTCCGCTCCGCCAGGTCGTCCGACGGGTACACGATCATGGTCGGCCCTGGTGCCTGGTCGATCAGGCTGCCCAGCATATTCTCCATGGCAGACGTGCCGCCCACCTGGGTGGGTTTGACGAAAACAATTTTTTCCACCACGTCGTCGTCGAATGTGTCCATGATCTCCACCAGGTAGGGGGTCACGCTGTTGCGCCATGGCCCCGGTATGGCGTTCCCGTCCGGCAGTATGCGGTGCTTTTCGGCCCACTTGGAAACTGACAGGCGTTTTCGTGGGCGCAGGATCTCAACGGCGGTTATAATCCAGCCCGGCACCTCATAGCGTTTTACACGAAACTTTTTCACCGTTTTGCCTCCTCCGGCTCCACCACGGCGGCGTCCACGAATAGGGCCAGCATATCCTCCAATTCCTTGCGGGTGGCCCGCTCGATAGCGCGGGCGGTGGCGGCGTCCGTATAGCTGGCCACGGTGCCCGCCACCCTGCTGGGTATGTTCATGGCAAAATTTTTGAACGTGTCCATAAACTCCGCCAGCTGCTCGGTGGCCGCCGCCGTTTCGATGTATCGCCCCTCGGCTATGTCCGCCTTTATGCTGGCAAGCTGGCCCTGGCTCTCTTTCAGCTTCACCTCGGCCTCCAGCTTTTTCAGGGCCAATTCTGCCGTGCGGCTTTTCTCCCCGGTTTCCTGGGCCTTTTGCTCGATGTGGGCAATATACCGCTGGACCGTTTCGCAGGTCCTATATTTCCGCGCTCCGCCGCCGGGTGGGACCTCGGTTTCCAGCACCCCGTCTTGGGTTAGTTGCTGGACCCTGCGGCACCCCTTAAAGCCCAGCATTTGGGCGATCACTCCCGTGCTGGACCACTCCGGCACGGTCCCGGTCAGGACCGCCGGCTTTTCCGCTTTCGGCTTTTTCGGCGCCGCCTTTTTCGCGGCTGTTTTCTTCTGCTCCGCCACTGGAGGCGGCCCCCTTTCCCGCCCCGGCGGTGGAGGTCCGCCGGTTTCGTTTTTTCTTCCCGCGTCCGTTTCGCATTTTGACCCGCTCCGGCCCGCTCGGTTATCCCCCCCTTTAGGGGGGATAAATTCCGGCGGCGTTTTTGCTATGCGTAACGTAACAGGCCCAAAAATTTTTTGTTTCATGGGCAAAAATACCGGGCTCTCCTTGCCCCGCATTGGTTTTAGGCCCAGGGAGGACCCGCGCCGGGGGGTGGCCGTCGATCTCGCGGGCCCGTTGGCCTGCGTCCCGGCCTCCCGGCGCGTCCCTGGAGGGCGGCGGGGTGAAAGGATAAAGCCCCCGCCGCACACCCTCCGCACCCATGGAGTGAAAAGCGGCGGGGCCACCAGGTTTCTGTCCCCTGGCGGCCCCTGTATTCCTTGCGGCTTTTCATGCTATCAATATAGCACAGGCAATAGTCCAAAAGTGTCCACACTTTTCAGCCCGGCCATTTTATTTCTTGACCCCTCTGTTCCTGGCCTTAAAATCCCCCAGCAGTTTCCCGCTTTGCTCATTCCTGGCCAGCCTGTCCAGCGCGGTGTTGTAATAATTAAATACCGCCGAACGGCTCAAATATACTTCCTTGGCGATTTGCTCCCACGTCTTGCTGTCTATATGCCGCATTTCCACCACGGTCCGCTCCATGGACCCCAGGGGCAGTAGGTCTATTAAGTCCATGACATTCTGGACGGCCCTGGCCATTTCCGCCTGCTGGGCCTCGATCCGCT